ACCAAAGTGACCTACCGACAAGACCAAAGTCAACTGCTGGAACAAGAGTTGACAAAATGTATAAATTTGGCTAAATACTGGCAACTACGAGGAAACTCAAATGAAACTAAACGAACTGGCCGTAACACGCCCTACACGACAAATCGCTAAAGTATTCGAGGGTCATTTTGATCAACGAGTGCAATTTGATTCGCTGAATCGCAAGCAACTGCACAGCATGTACCGCCAGGTGCGAGGCATGTTGGGCGAAGTGCGATCCAGCCCTGCCCGCCATCACAGCGAAAAGAATCCTGCTTATCTCAAGATGATGATGATGGAACAGGCCCTGGCTGAAAAGATCTACGAAGATGAAATGGGCAATCAAGAGCCAGGCGCAGCCAATCCAGTGGGCATGGATCCGCAACAGGCCGCTGCCATGGCTGCGAAGCAAAAGTTAGATAGAAAAGATCAATTGACCAAAGAACTGGAAGATCTAAAAAAACAAGTAACCGACAAGCAGAACGAACTCAATGACGTCAACAATGCCACTACAATGCAAGAGCAATATCGTCGTGCGCAAACTTATGGCTACTATCTCAGCGAAAGCGAAGTTCAACAGGCTCAGGTAGTGCTGGCAGCACAAGACATGGTTGACAAAATGCAAGGCATGATTGAAGACACCACCGAAATGCAGTTCAAAGAATTGCCAGCTCTGGTTGATTCGATCAAAAATCAAATTGGTGCTGATCAAGCAGCTCAGTTCAACAATGATGCACAAGCAGCATTGAGCGGACTGGTTCAGAATCTTCAAGGCAGCAAGCAACAACTGGAACAAGCCCTTGGTGTGGTAACTGGCCAAGGACCAGTTGAGATTCCCGGAACCGGAATGGCTCCACCTCCTCCGGCCGGTGATGAACAAATGGATCTGAGCATGGCTCCACCACCTCCTCCTGAGGAAGATCTAGATGCAGCAGCCGTTGGCCCGGCAGCGTCCCTGGGCCGAGAGCGCAGATAATGCGAATCAATGAAGTAGCAGTAGACAACACCGCAGACAAATTGTTGGCCTTGGCCCAATTTGCCATGGGTCGTGCCACAGATACTTCTGCAAAACTACAAATGCCTGTGCAGGCCTTTATCAATCGTGCCAAAAGCATTGGGATTGATATCACTCCTGATACCTTGCAAAGCCTGGTTGGCCAACCGCCCTTGAATGGACTAATAGAACCCATGGACCCAGATGCCACGGAATTGATATTCAAAGGCGGTGATCAACCTGGTCCTACCACCATGCCGGTAAACCAGGCGCAAGACATCGTAGCCAATGCTGCCAAATCAGCCATGAACAAAGACCGTAATCTCGGTTGATTCAAACTGGTTGACTAGTCGGCCCATTGGTAGTATACTTAACAAAAGGAACCAGTATGGCTTATTCAGACAAAGTGGTAGATCACTACGAAAACCCCCGCAACGTGGGCAGCTTTGACAAAAGCGATGCAGACGTTGGCACAGGCATGGTAGGAGCACCTGCATGCGGTGACGTAATGAAGCTGCAAATCAAAGTAGATGAAAATGGTATCATCACAGATGCCCGATTCAAAACCTACGGATGTGGTTCGGCAATTGCATCCAGCTCCTTGATTACCGAAATGGTCAAGGGCATGACGCTTGACGCTGCGTCAGCAATTAAAAATTCCGAAATTGCTCAAGAACTTGCATTACCCCCAGTCAAGATACATTGCAGCATCCTGGCCGAAGACGCCATCAAGGCTGCTGTGGAAGATTACCGTAGCAAGCATGATCTCGTTCACTGATACGGCCAATAACAAAATCAAACGATTGCTAGAAAAACGTGGTGGGGCAGGAATACGTCTAGCAGTAAAAACCACTGGTTGTTCTGGGCTAGCATATGTGTTAGAATACGTTGATGCCAATCCCGGCGACGACACCACTATAAATTATGCCCAGCCTAATTTTTGTGTACTGGTAGACAAAAAACACGAAGTATACCTTGATGGCATGACTGTGGATTATGTTCGCCAAGGCCTCAATGAGGGTTTTGAATTTTCAAATCCCAACGAACGCGACCGCTGTGGTTGCGGAATAAGTTTCAGAGTATGAAAGTACAACAAGCAATATTGCTTCATTTGATTGACAACACCTAGTGATTTCTATATACATACAAGATGCATACCACGCAGAATCTCCTGTCTTTGTAGGGGGTTGGAAAGCCTTGCCATGCTGGCCCAAATATTTCAACTTTCGGCAGCCATGCAACATATACACAGACATAGATCAATATCAGCAATCGTCCGCTGCTATTAAAATAGCATTCAATGTTGTTGATCATAGATCACCTGGCGAGCTTACTCCTGCACAAGTCAAACAACGGGAAACAGATAAAATTATACTGTTAAGCCAGATAAGCAATTTGGTCTTTACCATTGAAACTGAAGTACTTGTACCGGTAATGATAACAGAATCAGAGTTTCAAGACCTTGACAATTTATACTGGATCATGGCAGGAACAGTAGATGAGCACAGTGACAAGGTTATTCCATGGCAGTATCATGTCTGGAGAATTGCCGAGCTTTATAAAAACTTTCCTGATGCATTGAGAGATAAACTAACGCCATATGCACCAAAGCCTAAATATTTTGATGCAATGCTAGGAACACAAAAACCCCATCGTACATTTGTAGCAGAACAAATTCAACAACACAATCTTGAACACAAGATAGTTCATGCACTGGGCCCCATGCCCGGAGATGCGCTAACTGTCCCAATGCACCAAGGATCAGAATTTATCTGGGAACCAGATTTTGAACCTTTGCCCGACATGGATTATCTAAGATTAAATCAACACATAAGATATCGAGGGATGTTGGTTCAAATGCCTTGTATACTGCCCACAGAATTATTCAACAGAACTGCATATAGTATTGTTTGCGAAACAGGATGTGAAAATGGTATTCATATGCTGTCAGAAAAAACCGCCAAAGCCCTACTCGGTCGCAGATTGTTTGTGATGTTTGCCGGAAAAGGCATGCTGAAATTCATTCGAGATGAAGGTTTTAAAACATTCGATGGTATAATTGACGAAAGCTACGATGACATTGAAGATGATCAGCAACGTTGGACCGCAGCATTTGATCAGGTCAAAAAATTATGTACCATGGATCAACAACAAGTGTTAGATCAATTGCAATCTATTTGCGATCACAATTTTAAACATGCAACATCAGATCTTGAATTTGTTCCTAAAGCAACAGTGTATTGGAAAATCCAAAATATACTCAACAACTTGATAACTCAATGATAGTCAACCGGTACAACTACACACCCATCAATAGAGAAACCATAGACGGCAAAAGACACTACTGTTTGCCTGACGGCAGCAAGGTACCCAGTGTGACCACAATCCTGGATCGAACCAAGAGTGAAGAAAAACGTCAAGTCTTGGCCAACTGGCGCAAACGAGTAGGCGAACAAAAAGCACAAGAAATCACCACAGAAGCAGCCAATCGCGGCACACGCATGCATGCCTATCTTGAGCACTACATGCTGCATGATGACATGAAGCCCTTGCCCGGCAATCCTTTTGCACATCCCTCATGGTTCATGGCTGCAGAAGTTATTCTACAAGGCCTGTGCCATGTGAATGAATTCTGGGGCGCAGAAGTTCCTGTTTATTACAGTGGGTTGTATGCAGGCACCACAGACTGTTTGGGTGTGTGGAAAAACCGCCCTGCTATCATGGATTTCAAACAGACCAACCGGCCCAAAAAGCGTGAATGGATTGATGACTATTTTGTGCAGCTGGCAGCGTATGCAGCAGCACACAACGAAACTCACGGCACCACCATTGACTGCGGCGTTATTTTAATGGCCCAACAGCCCGATGTACTAGCGGACGGTAGCTTGGCCAAACCTGTGTATACCGAGTACGTGATTGAAGGTGATGAGTTTGCACACTGGACTAATGAGTGGATGAAGCGAGTTGAACAGTACTACGCCACACGCTAAATACAGAACAGAATCAGGACTCATATGGCAATTGTACAAGTTAGTCGCATCACAAACCGTAAAGGTCTAGCAGAAAATCTGCCGCAATTGGCCGGTGCAGAATTAGGCTGGGCTATTGACGAACGCAAATTATACATCGGTAATGGAACTCTTCAAGACGGCGCCCCGGTGATTGGCAACACCGAAGTTCTCACAGAGTTTTCAGATTTGTTGTTGGTAAATGGAGCATACACCTATCAAGGCACCGCTGCTGGATACACTGTGCAAACTGGTGCCACGTCAGGCAGCCCGGTCAGTCTGAGTTTGCAGAACTGGCTGGATCAATTTGCCAGTGTCTTGGATTTTGGTGCAGTAGGTGACGGCGTTACAGACGATACCGAAGCAATTAATCGTGCATTGTATCAGTTGTTCTGCAGAGAAATCAACCCACAGATCCGCCGGGCGTTGTTCTTCCCGGCCGGCGTTTACTTGGTCACTGGATCAGTTGTGATTCCACCTTATGCCAGACTCTATGGCGAAGGTGCAAACTCTAGTGTTATCACGCTGGACACGTCAAGCCCCACCAGTACCTTGAGTGAGTATGTGGCCAGATTCGGCGACAGTCTACAACAGACCGGAGTAAACATCGGAAACAATGGTGCCATAGCACCTACCAGTATCGAAATTGCATCATTGGGATTCCGCTCACTGGCAGTCACGGACATCCTGCTGGTCCAGGATGCCAGTTTTTGCACATTCACAGACGTCAGCTTTGATGGTCCATTGGTAGAGGCTGATCTTGTGACAGACGCCGATGGCACAGCATGTGTGCGATTTGATTCAACACCAAGTTTGATCTGCAGCAATATCACATTCCGTAGATGCAGTTTTACCGGTACCACCTGGGCATTCAACACAGCCAATCAGACAAAGGGGTGTTTGGTAACCGAAAGTCGATTTGACACATTGTACCAAGGGGTATCATTGGGAGACCCAACCCCTGTGAATGGCGGTCCAACAGGATTCCGCATCCTGGGCAACAGCTTTGACAATGTCTATGCCGAGGGTATCACGATTGCTGCCAATACCGGACTCAATGCCTCGGGCTACAATGTGTTCTATGATGTTGGTAATCATTTCAACGGAACCACAAGTCCAGCCACATCGGTAATCAACTTCCTGGGTGGACAAAATGTCAGCATAGGTGATATGTTTGAACGCACTTCTGTTTATGCTACCACTTATCCACGGATCAACATAAATGGCGGAATCAATCTTGCGTACGAAAGCGCCGATCAAATCAAACAGGGAACTTATGTAAGGGAAACTGGTAAATCAAAGACCTTGGCCAACAACACTGGTGGTCAAGTCATCGCCACATTTGATGCTACCAAAATTCGCGCGGTTCAGATCAATTATACCATTGTGAGAAGTGTCGACGTTCAAACCGGTGTGTATTTGATTGTGGCAGGCACCACTAGCTCGGGCACAGGATTAACTGGACAAGATACCAGTGTAAACAATGGCACCGGTCCGGGCGTGACATTTACCGTGAGCGAAACAGCCAGTGTGGTATCCTGGACTGCATCCACCACCAATACCGGTATTACCGGCACCATTCAATATTCAATAACGCACCTGGCATAAAAAGCGATGTGGCTTCCCACTTTTGCTCAACGGCTTGAGAGTTGGTCACAACTCCGGGCTCAGGCTGCACAGGTTGATTCTGAATCAGCCCTGCACCTGATCAACGCCTGGTGGTTTTGCACTCCGTGGCGTGCGTACCATCTGCACTGGGATGATCAAGCCACCTGGCCAGATCCCTGGCAACTGTTGAGCGACAACATGTACTGCGGTCTTGCTCGCGGGCTGGGAATCATGTATACTATGGCTATGCTGGACCACCCGGAAATGCAGGATTCACTTTTGGTAGATACCGGCAGTGACAATTTAGTCCTGGTAGACAAAAAGAAATATATACTTAATTGGGCGCCGGAACAGGTGTTAAATATCGATCCGGGGCCTTATAAAGTTTGTCACAGTATCAGTTGGCAAGAAATACAACAACAAATCAAATAATAATGAAAACAATCATAGTACAAAAGCGCAACGGCCTTCGTGAGCCGTTGGCGTTGGAAAAATGGCAGACACAGATTGCAAAAATATGCCAAGGCATTGCAGACGTCAGTCAGAGCATGGTAGAAATCAAGGCACAATTGCATTTTTATGATGGCATTACCACCAGAGAAATTGATGGTATCACACTCAGAGCTATCGTTGACCTGATCGATGTTGAAAACAATCCTGGCGTTGGACACACAAACTATCAGTTTGTGGCCGGCAAGCAACGACTATCAATGTTGAGAAAAGACGTTTATGGCACCTACACTCCGCCTCACCTGTATGAGATTGTAAAGACCAACGTGGCCACAGGCCTATACACTCCTGAGTTGTTGGAGTGGTACACCGAAGCAGACTGGAACCGCATGAATGACATGCTGGATCATGCCAAGGACGAACAGTACAGCTATGCAGCCATCGAGCAGCTGATTGAAAAGTACCTGGTAAAAAATCGTTCAACAGGACAAACTTATGAAACTCCACAAATTAGATACATGGTCGCGGCTGCTACTGTCTTTCACTCAGAAGAACCGAACTCAGCAAGAATGCGATACATCAAAGAATACTATAATGCTGCAAGTGATGGTCTTTTTACATTGGCTACCCCTGTGCTGGCTGGCCTGGGTACTCCAACCAAGCAGTTTAGTAGTTGTGTGCTTATTCGTAGTGACGATGATTTGGACAGTATCTTTGCTAGTGGAGAGATGATGGCCAAGTATGCCAGCAAACGTGCTGGCATTGGTCTAGAGATTGGAAGATTGCGTCCACTGGGTTCACCCATTCGTGGTGGCGAGATCATGCACACAGGCATGATACCATTCTTGAAAAAGTGGTTTGGTGACCTGCGTAGTTGTTCACAAGGAGGTATCCGCAATGCTAGTGCTACTGTTTTTTATCCTATTTGGCATCACCAGTTTGATGATCTTATCGTACTCAAGAATAACCAAGGTACAGAAGAGACCCGCGTTCGACACATGGACTATGGAGTGGTCCTCTCTGCCTTCTTCTGGAGACGATTCAAGAACCGAGAGAACATAACATTCTTTGACCCCAATGAGGTTCCAGATCTGTATCAAGCATTCTACAGCAACACTGCACTATTTGAAGAACTCTATGTTAAATACGAAAAGCGCAAGGACCTACGCAAGAAATCCATGAGTGCAGAAGAAGTGTTCAAGGGCGGCATCTTGAAAGAGCGCACAGACACCGGCCGTATCTATCTGGTGTTCATTGACAATGTGATGAAGCAGGGTCCGTTTGACCCTGAGTACCATACCATTTACCAGAGTAACCTATGTTGTGAAATACTATTACCTACAAAATCTTTTAAACGACTTGATGATCCGGAAGGACGTATTGCACTCTGTACCCTCGGAAGCATCAACTGGGGAGCCTTCCGTAATCCCGAAGATATGCGGCGTGCTTGCAGGATTCTACATAGGAGTCTTAACAATATACTGGATTACCAAGACTTTTTATCAATCCAGTCTAAACTAAGCAACGATGAAATACGCCCACTGGGTATCGGACTGACAAATCTTGCATACTGGCACGCCAAGCGTGGACTGCAATATGGAGAAAAAGATGCACTGGGTGAAGTCAAAACCTGGATGGAACATCAGGCATTTTACTTGACCGAAGCCAGTGTAGAGTTAGCCAAAGAACGTGGCAAGTGTCTCGGTAGTGATCACACACGCTATGGTCAAGGCACCTTTCCCTGGGAACTACGTGCTGACGGTGTGAATGAACTTGCTGACTTTGCTCCTGAGCTTGACTGGGAAACATTACGTGCCAATATGAGAATGCACGGGGTGCGCAATGCCACACAGATGGCAGTGGCGCCGGTGGAATCCAGTTCCGTTGTGATCAACTCAACCAATGGCATTGAAATGCCCATGAGCCTGATCAGTGTGAAAGAAAGCAAGGCTGGCAGCTTGACACAGGTGGTTCCAGAATATCACAAACTCAAGAACCGGTATCAACTGATGTGGGAACAGAAAGACTGTGATGGCTATCTAAAGACAGCGGCTGTGATTGCAGCCTATGTGGATCAGTCAATCAGTACCAACACCTTTTACAATCCTGCACACTTTGCAGGTCGCAAGGTGCCAACCACTCTGATCGCTCGGAATCTGATGCAGTCACACTACTGGGGTCTGAAAACTTTCTACTACAGCCTGATCAACAAAACAGGCAGCAAGAATGTCACAGAAGATACTCCACTTGAAGTGATTGACTTTGATGAACAAGAAGATTGCGAATCTTGTAAACTTTAAACAAATAAAAATATAAAAAAATGTCAAAACAACAATACAACCTACACACAAAAACAGACTATCTCAATCGCAAGATGTTTCTGGACCCTGCTGGCCCTGTCACAATCCAACGCTTTGAAGAAGTCAAATACAAGAAGATTGCAGACTATGAAGCCACAGCACGTGGATTCTTTTGGCAACCTGAAGAAGTCAGTCTCACCAAAGACTCCAACGACTTCAAGGATGCCAGCGAAACAGTCCGGCACATCTTTACCAGCAACCTGCTGCGTCAAACAGCACTAGATAGCCTGCAAGGTCGCGGCCCTAGCCAGATCTTCACACCGGTTGTGGGTCTTCCTGAACTAGAAGCTCTGATTTACAACTGGACCTTCTTTGAAACCAATATCCACTCGAAAAGCTACAGCCACATCATTCGCAACATCTATAATGTGCCCAAGGATGTGTTCAACACTATCCATGACACCCAACAGATTGTTGACATGGCATCCAGCGTGGGCCGGTACTATGATGATCTACACAGAATCAACTGTGCCAAAGAACTAGGCCAACCTGTGGAGGAAGTAGAACATGTGAAGGCAATCTACATGGCCTTGCATGCCAGTTATGCACTGGAAGCATTCAGGTTCATGGTTAGCTTTGCCACCAGCTTGGCCATGGTAGAAAACAAGATCTTCATGGGCAATGGCAACATCATCAGCCTGATCCTTCAAGACGAGATCCTGCACAAGGAATGGACTGGTTACATGATCAATCAGGTGGTCAAAGAAGATCCACGCTTTGCTGCTGCCAAGGTCGAGTGCGAAGCCGAAGTGTATGCCTTGTACTTGGACGTGATCCGTGAAGAAAAGTCATGGGCTGACTACCTGTTCAACAAGGGACCCGTGATCGGACTCAACGCCAACATTCTCAAAGACTTTGTGGACTACACAGCCGTGGGCGCACTCAAGGAAATTGGTATCAAGTATCAGGAACCTGCACCTCGATCAACACCTATTCCCTGGTTCAACAAGCATGTGAACACATCAAACAAACAAACTGCACTGCAAGAGTC